TGTGTGATTCCTTCCGGTTGCGACGATACCGAGTTGTTCCTTTTCTCCAAAGTACAAGTGTCTATTATTAAGATCGAGTGTTTTTGCATAAGGCTCATTGGGAGAATTGATGTCTTGAAAAACTGTGATCTCTCCCGTATCAAGGTTCTTTTGAAAGATTCGAGAATCTTCGATATAAGTTCCAACTCTGTATGTAAAATTTTCATTAGGAGAATCGTATACTATTTCACTAGTGTCAATCGTTATTGACAGTGGACTATTGTTGGTGAGATTGGTTGATAATTTATTATCACCAGAGTTAAGTCGAGTAGATACTGCAAACCCTGAAATATTTCCGCCAGGGCTGTTAAGAGGTGACTGAAAACCAGAATCCGATCTATCCTTCGCAACTCGAATTCTAAATGTTTTATCTGCTGCTAATTTACCATAAGTCCAAAATACATCTTCGAAATCACTTCCGATCTTCAAGTAGCCTGGATCTGCTGGAACAAAATCAGGAGTCAAAATTGTAGGGCCCGTTGGAATGGCAGAAGAAAATGTATCCGTTGCACCGTCGTACTCGACGCGAGTTCCATCCTGTTTAATGAAACCCGATACGTTGATATCCCCACTTGAAGGTTTGAAAAGAAAATCTGCTGGATATACGACAGACGGAACGTCATCGAAAAACAAACGAAAGAATGTAGCAATACTATCTTGTGATCCACGAGTCTTATAAAACTCTAAGATATTTCGAAAGAGTTGCCTATTATCAAGAGCATCAGAGTTTGGTATGTTCTTTGCAATTTCTTTCTTTAATTCTTCAAGATATTTCGCATCAACAAGATCAATGTCATGTTCAAGTTGAATACGATCTATGACATTTGTGGGCTGATCCTTTTGATTTAGAAACTTATAGTAGTCCTCTAAAAACGAGATAAGATTAGCAGACTTTCCCCGCAGTTGAAACGGAAAAAGAGAAGAAACTCCTTCCGCCTCCCTATTGTGTATATGAGATTCTCCTACTGTCTTTTGTTTATGCGCCATTATCCGTCTCTTCTAACAGTTTCAAAAGATGATAACAAACTCGAAACACCACTCACACTTGAATCAATATCTCCAACAACCGTGGTTTCTCCCATATCAATTGAAATAACTTCCTGTCTCTTTGAAACAAGGTCATCCGAAGCAGGTCTTACCTTCACTTTTACAGTTGCTGATGCATCTGCTTTTAAATTGTTTAAGGTAAGTTTACCTGTTGCCGGCTCAAGGAACCCTGCATTGTTTTCGACCTTCTCCTGTGTTCCATCTGATTTGAGTTTAAATACAAATACTCGACGCTGTTTTGTGTCTCCAGCAATTTCTTCATCTGCTAATTGAACATCAGAACTACCGCTTGTCCAAGTAGATGAACTAATCATAGATTCCGTTTGATCAACAGCTCCGTCTATTGCAAATCCAAAATCCAAACTATCATTTGCGGATACTAAATTTTTAACAGTGATTGAAAGATTCTTATATGCGTACAAACGAGCAACTGATCCAGTGATAGCGACATTAGTATCATCAATCTTTTCTAAAAACTTTGAGTATCTAAAAACACCATCAAAGTTGTTGAGATTGTTGTCACTAAAACTACTGATAGTTGAACGAACATCCGTTACTAATTCATCTTTTGTCTTCGTTGTCTTAGTAATATCAAACTTAAAAAATGTTTCGAAATATAAGAAAAGATAAAGGGGATCTCTCAAAACTGGTTTGATCGAAACAACCCTTCTCTTGTCAAGAAATGCCTCAACTTCGTCCTTTTCTAATTGCGTTAAAGTTAATTGTGAAGTATCTGCTGGTCGAATTGAGATATTTACTTCTCCAAAGTTTGGGATATCATTATCTTCACCACCCCAAACTGAAACATCACCGGCACTCGCAATATTTTGTGTTATGAGAGTCTTAAAATCCTCGGCTGTTATCGCTCTATTCTGTGATATGAAAGTAAGAGGAGCATTGAATTTAACACTTGATAATGATTCTTTCTCTGCACCACCTGCGGCCTTTCCGCCTGTCACTAGTGTAATAGTTGCAGCGCCCGTAACAATTTCATCTGCACCACTTACATAAGTGAAACTTGTTGCTCCGTTCGAGTCTGCTCCGTCAGTAACAAGGAAGTTGAGTCTTACAATATCTAAGGCACTCAATTTCTTCCCAAGAACTCCATCTCCAAACGAGACATCAAAAAATCCATCTCCATTCTCGTTAAGAAAATAAATCTGACTGGTTGAGTCTATGCTTGTGAATGTGGTAAATTTTGTGTAAGTATCCGGTGTGAGATCATCTGGTGTTCCAAGCACCTCAACTTTAAGTGTGGATGTATCAACATTTGAGTAGTTGATAATAAATTTTTGAAATGCTGAGTTGTCAACGGTATAATCAATCGTTCTCTGTGTTCCTTGAAAAATTTTCAGGTTTTCGAAAACAAACTTATTGGTGAGACTCAATCCAACTGTTGTATCTTCAATTGTCTGAAAAATGTAAGTGACATCGTTGACAACTGTTCTAAATTTTGTTCCCCTAACAAGGGTGTATTCCGCGGCGGTACTCGTTGCTTTGCGAGTAAGTGTTAGATTAATAGTTGCAACGGGAGCCTTCTTACTTGAGGGAGTGTATCCCAGAAGTTTTGCTCTCGAAACAACATTCGCTCTTAACTGTGCAGAATCCAAAAAGGATTCGTTCATGGCCATGTGAGCATTGACTGCGTTATAGTGAGTATTGTACGCTAATATGTCAAGAAGAGAACTAAGTCCCGATCCTTCGAAGTCAAAGTCAGCGAACGCACTACCAGTTCTTGTAAAGTGGTTCTTGAGGTTTGTTTTTATCTGATCAAAGTCAAGCTCTGTTGTGTTGAATTGTGCCATCTTATCTAAGTCTCTGTAAGTTAAATGTTACCTCTGTTTCAGCCTGAAGGAATATAATATTGAAGGCGATATTGACCGTATATGCATTAGCATCGGATCGATCAAACACCGCAACATTTACACCATTCACTCGTGGTTCATGATTCTTTAAAACTTCTTTAATTTCATCTCTTATCTCGGAAGCAGTGAATCTATCCGCAGGTTCAAATAACTTTGATGTTACATTTCCACCAATCTCTGGATGAAATGGTCTTTCAAAGAAGTTAGTGAGAACAAGATTTACCACCGCCTGTTTTACTGCATCAAGATCTCTGAGAGGAGTAATATCATTGAGAATTGGATGCTTTGTGAAAAAAAGATCTAAGTCTGAATATGTGTCAACCTTTGATATGTTTGAAGACTTATCAAAAACTCGTGATTGTCCTGTTTTTTTCTGATTGTAATCAAGGATTGCCATTTTATCTATTTATAAGGTTTTTACTGAGGAACCGCAGTCAAAGTTCCACCTGCCGTCACACCAGAGTGTTTATGTGTCACTAATTTTATGTTTTGTGTTCCAGCGACCACATCTACTGTTGCATCTAAAGTACCAGTAACATTGACATTATTGTTGATATTTGTAACTGACGCTGTAATGTTTTGGTTTCCGGTGATAGTTGTTTCCTGATCACCACCGACTGTAATCGTCTGTGATCCTCCTACGGTGACATTCATCTCTCCTCCTACATCTAAGTTTAAATTTTTGGAAATCTTTGTGTTCATATTACCATCAACATTTAAGTTTAAGTCTCCGGTGATATGAATTTTCTTATCCTTGATAACCACTTCGTAACAGTCTCCAACTATCACAACGGCCCTATCTCCACTCGCATAGACTTCATCATACGATCCAGACTTGTGATAGACTGAGATTCTTTCCTTCTCACTTGTATCATCAAACTCTACAACATGACCAGACTCGCTTTGATACACATGATTTTTAGGATATGTGGGAGCAATATTACTTCCAGATGGGAGTGACCAAGGTTCTGCATCTCCGGTAGGAGTAATGGAAGTGATAGATCTAGCAGCTTTGCTTTTATAGACTGCGGAATCCTCATAATCCTTTCGAGCAGGTTGAGGAGTATCTGGTTTTTTTAGTGTCCCATCAAGAGGATAAACCTCATCCGGATCCGAGAAACCTTCTGCATAATCTGGCCTATCGTTGTGCATCGATGGAATAGATCCCATGATGACCGGATCTTGTGCGTTTCCTCCATCGCGAAAGAAACCAATCACCCAAGAACCTTGAACCAGACCAGTTGCGGATTGACCAACACCAGAAGTAGATGCGGATGTGATGGGCATCATTACCGTCGCAAAGGGCAAGTCCTCAGTTTCGATATCCCCTTTGCTTTCTGTGTGATATCCAAAACAACGGACACGATATCGACCCATCTCCTCGGGATCATTTACATCTTCTATTACTCCGGTGAACCAAAGGAAATTACCACCAACAAAACTGTCTCCGTACTCATTCATTATAGATCAATCGAAAAAGAATCTCTCTTCAGACGGAGATTCACGTAATATTCATCGTTTTCAAACTCGTGAATCGCTGAAGTGATCAGGTATTTACCTGAAAGAAATTCGTTGAAATGTTTTGTACTTGGCTTATCTGCAAAGTCTCGATAGATACTTGGATCGATTGCTTTTGGAAACTCTAAGATTATTTTTCTTCCCGCATTGAGTTTAAAATCACCATGCAATCTGATATCGTGTGTAAATGTGTTGAAGAGAGAATTGTAAGCGTTGAGAAAATGACGAGAAGTTTTTGATTCCTCGTTATAGTTTTTGGCTTGATCTCCCTCAAATGCTTTACTGTTGACAGAAATATACTCGCAGTGAGATTCGACGAAATCAAGTAATGAGTCTCCTTCAATCAGAAATTGATCTGAAAGAATAGACTTACCTTCGAGTGTTGGTTTCTTATCAATGAAATCTTTATCATAACCATACTCGAACTTAGTATAACTTTTATCAGAGTAATTCAAGTATCGATTTGTTGAGGCAAAAGCACCTCTTCTTGATTGTATACTCTTATTCAACTTCAACTCCGATGCAACACTTAATATTCTCTGAGCTCTCTGAAGAAAATCTTCTTCTGTACCAACTTCAGTATTGAAGTCTGTTGTGTCATAGTAGGTATCAAATACTTTGTTTACATCATCATCAACAAGTTCTGCGTGAGAGGACAAATTATATTTTCCGTTTAGAGTCTGGAAGAAAAAGAAAGGAGAGTAGTTTACATCAAAGGTTTGTCTCCTCAACCACTCAATGGCTTCCATTGGTTTCTGTGTGTTGATGACACCTTTGACTGAACTAATTGCTTTATACGCATCATTTGCCTCACGAAATTTCTTTTCAGGAAGAAGAAGATCCTCGGTGAGTATTTTTTTGATTCGAGTTGCAGTATTATCAGTGAACCCCTTTGATATTTTTTTCTGATTTGATATGTAAGATTGTTCGGATATTCCAACCAGTCTTACTATCTGAACGTATGATGATCTGTCAGTTGTTCCATATGTTGGATATTCAGCAACGTAGAATTTAAGATTCAAAGTCTTGGGTTTACCATTTCTTTTTTTATACTCTATTTTAATTTGAATCTTTTCTTGACCAATGATAGGAAATTCTTCGATAAGGTTTGTACTATCTTTAAGTGTTAGGTTCAAAGTCAAAGATTGGCTATACAAACTTTCACTAATAGACATCTTAACGGCAATGTTTTGAATTTCCTTCTCATCGCCTCTGTAGTTCGTAAAAATTATCGTCTTAAGTTTATAAGCCGATGGGATAAAAGCCTTATCTGAACTAAGGTCTAAATTCTTTCCGGTGATTGCCATACTATAAGTTAATCAGTGCTTTGTACTCATCGGCGAATTGTTCTATGAATTCTGGCCGGACATATTGTATTTGTCGATTTGCTTCATTCTTATCTAGTTCATACTCATACCAACTTTTGAAATTAGTGATATCTCCCTGTCCTCTAATTAAAGAATCATAGGCACCAATTACATCATCCTTCGCCTTTTCTGTTGTTTGCACAACATCCGCCTCAAAATTTTGATCGACTACTGTTGATTTAAATCTGAATGGTGCATCAAGTAAAGAGGAGTATGCTCTCTCAGGTGTGTAAGTGTAAGTCGAAAGATCTCCTTCCTCCAACACGCCAGCTTGATCATAAACATTAACACTTTTCAAATGATCGGTGTAGATCTTGAGCCAAGCAGTCTTACCTGCGTTTGTTGCGGTCGATGAAAACGCAAAGTGATATGTTCCACTTGAGTTATAAAATGAATCAGAACTTGCTTCGTGAGTAATCAACTGCAACATAAAAGGATCGAACCTTTCAATCTTTGCGGTATCTTGAGGAGAAGATCCTACTCGAGCAAGTCTTAAATCCGAGTAAGTAACATCCAAACCACTTATCGCATTTTCGACACGATCTGCCGTATTGGTCAGATCGGGCGGCAAGTAGCTAGGAAGAAAGATAAGAGCACCATGATCATCATACTCAAGTTCTAAACCACGATGAAAATCAAAAGATGATTTGTACCACTCATTAAAACCAGCTTGCAGAAAGTCATTGATGACAAAGAATGTCCAGTAATAATCAGGAGTGTCGTAAAGCTTGTATGATACTATGTCCGGTCTTTCTCCATCTTTTACCTGATAGTAGAGATAAGATGTAAATTCATCACTCTGAGTAGTAGAAACATCGACGTGTCGAAAGATATCAAACCTTTTTGAGAACTGATTAGTCTCTTGAAGATCGTAGTCTATTATAGGAAATTGTTGAAAAAATGACATATTTAATTACGCTATATTGTCGGCCGCTGCTGCGGTTGCTGCTTGCTGTCGCTTGTTATCTGCATCTACTATTCCCTTCGGATTTCCACTAACAGCCGGAGCTCCGGTTTCAGAATCAATACCTCGATCAACACCAATAGATCCCGCCTCAAGACCGTCGATATCAGTTCTTGTAAGAGTCCTTGTTTCCTGATAGGATATTGATACGTCTACTTCGAGAGGCGCTCCATCACGATGAAACATGTTGGTTGTTGAATTGAAACTGGATTCAATTGATACTAAATAACAAGAGAAAATCTTTGGTATAAATTTGTTTTCAGTTAGGTTTCCATCAAGAAAACGTATAGTCCAAGTTGGAGGAAACGCAAGTATCATGCTTTGTGCGTTAGATCGAGAATCTGCGTAAGTGAATGATCTGAATTTTGAATGAATCTTTCGAATCATTTCCGCTTCTTCGGGAGAATGTGCAATCATCTTAAATGCAAAAGTAAAAGATCGTATTGCGTTTCCACTAAATGTGGTATTGGTATTTGGATTGAGAAGAACTCTTGACGCAAGTTTTGATGCACCAAAAACTTCGTCACTAAAGGGTAACATCTGTAAGGCAGCTGCCGCCTGTTCTCCTTCTTTGAAACTAGATCTGGCCTCCTGTATTTGACTGCCTACTCCACCTGCAAGTCCAGAAACACCTGATCCAGACGACAATGCATCCTGAGCAGTCGCGGCCGCTGCTCCTCCAAGAGCCCCAAGATCGATTGTGTTGTATGTTGCAGAATCATTGATTGCAATATTTGCTGGACAGGGAAACCAGATGTGGTGTTGTTTAACACCGTCTCCTCTATTTTCAAAGGCCTTAAACTCAATGATATTTACGTTTGGTTGACCTCGTAATACCAAAGGATAAATTAATCCATCAGTATTATTTGAGGCAAGATATTCCGGTACATTGAGTTTCGATTTCGTCAAATTTTTTCCGATGTCGGAAACCGATGATGACAACTGTGAACCAGCGTTTCTTACTAACGCATTTGCTTGTTTTCCGAGACCTGATAATTTGATTGGTAGTGCCATAGATAAATAGATTCTGTTCTTATTTATAAGAAAAAATGGCATATAGTGGGAGATATAAAGTAAAGAATCCGGACAAGTATAAAGGTAATCCAACTCAGGTTATCTTTAGATCCTTGTGGGAGAGGCAGGTTTTTCGTTGGTGTGACGAAAATCCAAGTGTTCTTCGGTGGTCGAGCGAAGAGATTATCGTCCCATATCGATGCAAGACCGATAGAAAACGTCATAGATACTTTCCGGATGTTTACATCAAGACAAAAGATAAGGAGTATTTGATTGAAATCAAACCGAAAAAGGAGACTGTTCCACCCCGAGATCGTTCTCGAAAAACAAAACGTTACCTTAACGAAGTAATGACCTACATCAAGAACACCTCGAAGTGGGAGGCTGCTGAAGAATACTGTGCAGATCGAGGCCTGATCTTTCAAATCTGGACAGAAGAAACTTTGAAGGGAATGGGGATTAAATTGTTGACGTAATCATATAAATAGATACATGGCCGTATCTTTTTTTGATAAATTACAAGCAGATGCTTTTCGTTCAGGTGTTCAACCTCGAACCGAAGAGTCGTTGAAGTGGTTTAAAAAGCGTCTTAGTAGCATCAAAACAATTAGTCGAAACAAGATACTGAAAGACGAGAATTTGATCAAGGTGAACAAACCGCTCACTGGCCGGATGTTTATGTACTTCTACGATCCAAAGACCAAGGAAACTCTACCATACTACGATAAGTTTCCTCTTATCATTATGGTTGATAGAGCACCAAAAGGTTTCTATGGGTTGAATCTTCACTATCTCGATCCAAAGAGAAGGGCAATATTCTTTGATAGGTTGACGGATTACATGACCAACAAGAAATACAATCGAAGTACAAAATTTCGTCTATCCTATGGTCTTTTGTCTGGAGCTAGTAAACTCAAAGAGTTCGAACCCTGTTTCAAAAGATATCTTACCTCAAACATTAAATCAAGAGTATCAGAAGTTCCGGCGACCGAATGGGAGGCCGCACTCTTCATGCCGACCGACCAGTTTGTAAAAAACAAGAGGCAAACTGTCTGGAGAAAATCACGTAAACTTATAGCATAATGTCTTTAGTTAAAAAAATTCAAGGTACAATAAGTCCAACAACGATAGATGACTTCAAGTCAGTCATCAGTCGAAGAAGCGGATTGGCTCCGTCGAATCGGTTCGCGATCTTCATGGCTCCTCCATCCCAAACTCTCTTGAACTTAGACTTGCAGAATGTAGCAAGCAATCTTTTGAGTGGCAACTTTGCCCCATCACAACTTGTAAACGATCCAAGAGATATTTCACTTCTTTGTGAGAGTTGTTCTTTGCCCGGCCGTCAGATACAAACACTCGATCATCAGAACATGAACTATCGGCAATCTATAAAAGAACCACAAGGATACTTCAATGAAGATGTGAGTTTTGTTTTTCACTTGACTAATGACTACCACATGAAAAAACTTTTTGATCGTTGGACAAGTTTGGTTATAAATCCTGAAACATATCAGGTTGCCTACAGAAAAGAATATGTAACTGACGTAACAATACAACAGTTAAATCAACAGAACGTTCCGATATATGGTGTTAAATTGAAAAACGCCTTTCCAGTAACGGTAAATACAATTGAGTTGAATAACGCATCAGCTGAAACCCAAAAATTGAATGTCACAATGACATACGAAGATTATGAAACCGAAGGATCACTTGCCTCCTCCATCGGTGGTGTTAAAAATGTAATTGGAGGCGTGCTTAATAGATTAATATAGATTATGCCATTACCAGTATTAGAAGCGCCGAAGTACAACCTAGTTGTACCTTCGACTAAAAAGAAATTGCAGTATCGTCCTTTCCTCGTGAAGGAAGAGAAGATACTTATGATTGCACAAGAATCAGATGATGCTTCTCAAATAGAATCGTCAATCAAAGAAATAATAAAAGCATGTACGTTTGGAAAAATAGACGTAGACTCTTTATTCACTTATGATTTGGAATATATTCTTCTGAAATTAAGAGAAAAGAGTGTAGGAGAAACTAGTAATTTTTCTTTGGCGTGTGAGAAGTGTGGGGCTAGCAATAAAGTGACTGTCAATCTTCAGGATGTTTCTGTTGATTTTCCAGAAAATGTTCCGGACAACACTATAGAATTAGCTGAGGGTGTTGGTATAACTCTTTCTCCTGTTTCAATCAAGAGATTGGGAAAACTGGATCAGAATAACATCAACTCAGTCATATCTACAGTAATTGAAACAATATATGATGAAAAAAGTGTATATTCTGTTGATAGTGTCAGTAGAGAGGAACTAGATGCTTTCATCGATTCTTTTACTCATAAAAATTTAGAAGAAATTCAGAATTTCGTTAAAAATCAACCAACACTAAAACATACAGTTACTTTTAAATGTTCGGAGTGTGGACATGAGAACACATATACATTAGAGGGAATTCAATCTTTTTTCTAATTTGCCTTTCTCACGATTCACTCGCCAATCACTATCAAACTAATTTTTCCATGATGCATCATCATAATTATAGTTTATCAGAACTTGACAACATGATTCCGTGGGAAAGGCAAATTTATACTTCTATGTTATTGGATTGGGTGAAAGAAGAAAATGAAAGGATAAAGAAAAACAATGGCTGAAGAACCATCATTCTTAGGAATTATAGATAGAATTAGAGCAGAGGGAGACTTGGATCGAAATAAAGGATCCAATTCCATCAAGTCTTTGAAGGGAGAGGTTTCTGTTGGCAATGAGAAAATTGTAGACGAACTAGATGATATCTCTATTTCAGCAAGGGTGCAGACAAATAGTCTTCATGATTTAAGGGATGCCATAGTCGGTAACGACCTTGCAAAAGCAGAAAAAGATAGAGAACAAAAAGATCTCCTTCAAGACATCGCTGATGGTACTAACAAACCCAACAAAGAAATTCAGAAGAGTGAAGAGAAAAAAAGTAAAGGGTTCTTTGCAGGATTGCTTGGATTCTTCAGCAAATTTAAAGGATTTTTAACACCTCTTATAAAACTATTTAAGGGCCCACTGTTGAAAATTTTTGGAGGTTTGGGGACAGTATTCAAAAGAGTTTTCTTGCCGATTACTTTGGCCATTGGTGTATTCAAGGGGATTACTGAAGGAATAAAGGGATATAAAGAAGGTGGTATAATGGGTGCCATCGAAGGTTTCTTTAGAGGATTTATCGATGGCCTTGTAGGAGATGTGCCAGAATTGCTTAAAGGTTTAATTTCAAAAGTCGCCGGATTTTTTGGATTGGATGCTTTTGCAGAGATGCTTAACAAAACAATTGACGATATAGTTGTGGGTGTTAAGTCTCTTTTCACTGGAATCTTTAATTCGTTAGTCGGTCTGTTCACTGGAGATACTGAATTGTTTCAACAAGGGCTTTTCGATATAATTGAAGGTGTTAAGGGAATTTTCACTGGAATAAAGGATGCGGTTATGGTTGCAGTTGCAGAATTTGGGCCAACGATTACAGCATTCTTTACTGATACTGCTATTCCCTTTTTAAAGGATACCCTTTTACCAAAGATAACGAAAGTTGCTACTAATATCGTAACGGTCTTAAGTGAAACTTTTATGGATATCGTTGCCTTCCTCAAGGAAAAAATTCGAGATATAATACCAGATATTGGTGGAGGAATTAAGAAAGGTCTCGGAAAGGTTGGAAGCTTTTTTGGATTCGGTGGAGAAGATCCAGAAGCACTCGATGACATGGGGTTTGACACAACCCAATTTAACGAATCTCAAAAGGAAGCGTTGAACGAGTTGAATACCGCTTTGGCAGAAGAGGATGACCTTGAAAAAAGACTTGCTCTAATTCGTAAGTTTGACCAAAAGAGAAAACTCGAAATGAGTGACGAGGACAATCTGGAGAATAAGGAGTTTATAAACGCCGTTCGTTTAGTTACCTCATCGAACTTCGATGCTCAGGATAGAAAGAACATTATAGCAAAACAAAATAGGAATAATAGTGGAGCTCAAATGGAAAGTGGTATGTCTAATATCGCTGACTCAAGGGCAAAACCAGCAACTGTAGTAGTTACAGGTGGTGGAGGCGGAGGCAGAGGACAAGGTACAACTGTGAACTCATCAAATATAACATATAATGGAAATCAACACGCTGACGAGTCAAATCAACTTACACGACCATCATACAGTTACGCTCCCGCTTAATAAATGAAAGTAGACCCAAATAATTTAGAGCCTGGTACTGAAGAATATGCTTTTGCGTTGACACGTAGAATGTTCTGGTACACTGTTATGGGAACTGTTGGATTTTCAATAGTTATCAGTTCTCTCTGGTTCACGTTTTAAAATAAAAAAGAGGCGATACCAGATTTCTCCAGTATCGCCCCTCTGTTTTGTTTATCAGTTAGGTTAGTCCTGAGCCAACTTGGCGAAATATGCCAAGGTGTCTTCTTCACCTTCATCATTGCTTGATGAACCAACACTCTGATCCTCGCTCTTCGGTGCGGGTGCGTCCACTCGCTCTTCACGGGTCTCATTGAGCTCGGCAGTTTGTTCTACCGAAAAGGTGTTGGCGACATCTTCTTCACCAAGTACCTCATATAATTTCCTCTTGAGTTCAGAGTAAGACTTGTAACTAGATGGATCGATGAACTCATTCAACTCGTGAATGTTATCATAGACCTTCTTCAACTTGTCTTCATCACCTTCAAAGAGTTCGGCAACAGAATCGAACTCTGACTTATCGTAGTTGCGATAACCTTCAACATTACGAATCTTCAACTTGAAGTTCGCTCCACCCCAGAAGTCGAATGGGTTGATAGGTTTCTCATCCTCGAACTGAGGCTGCATCACGTCCATGACCTTATCGAAGATCTTCTTTCCATACTTGTAAAGAAAGACCTTACCTTCGTTTGATGGATTCGATGAGTCCGAGATCACAAGAATGTTTGAGACGTAATGCAAACGACGCTTGCGTGTACGAACCAACTCCTTGTCCTCTTCCCTTCCCGAGTTCCACAACTGAGAATTCAACTCACTCAATGGATCTTGTTGACCAATTGAAGTAAGAGATCTCTCAATGTACCACCTGCCGGTTGGCCCCTTGAAACCATGATCCCAGAAACGAACCCAAGGAAGATCCTCAGCGTTCGAAGATGGTAGGAAGCGGATAACGGCATAACCATTACCTGCTTTATCGACTGTTGGTTTCCACTCTCGGTCGTCTCCATAAGACTTCTTTTCAGAGACGCTTTCGGCGGCGTTTACCAACTTTTCTATCGACGCAAGTCGATTTGCTTTTAGTTTTTCGAATGACATATATTTTCGTATTTTAGTATATAACAGTGTATTTTTTTGTGTGTGAAGAAGTAATATAACATAAATCGATCACTTTGTAAAGACTTTTCTTACAGTATTTACAAGTTTTTCGGTTGGTATATTTCTTCGAGATAGAAGTAATTTATACTTCAAAATGTTTTCAATTTGTTCGGTGTACATTCCAAGAGGATCGCTGATATCTTTCTTGAGTCGTTTAAGATTGTTTACCAGAAGATCGATGATCGCGATTGTTTCCGCTGAGATCTCATCAGCCAAAAGGCAATCAAATGGGATCGTAGTTGTACAGATCTGATCAAAGGAGTCGCATTGTTCGGAAAGAGTTCGTAGATCTTTTTCAAATCCATAGGAAAGAGACTCCATCCTCTTAACATACTTTGAGTAGTTCTCCTCTTTCATATCTCCTATCCACTTGACTCCGGCAAGGAAGTTCGCAGTGAAGTAGTCGATGACAATATCAGTCTCTTTATACTTTCGTCCTATTCGTTCAAAAAAGAAGCGATCCTTTCGTCGCGAGAATGTTGATTCGTTAGCGCTGGTTTTAAAACCATACTTGGTTGCATCGTAGGAATCATTTGTAAAATGAAGTTTAAGAGACAGGTAAATTTGATATGCAGTATAACCATTCACACAAGATATGCAGTTGTTCTTTTGAT